TCGACCGGGTACTCGTCCATGTGCGCGTCGATGATGGAGGCGATCTCCTCGGCGAGGTCACGAGGCAGACACACAGTGGCCATGTCGGTCTCGGCCATAGCGGCCAGCAGGCCCCGCAGCTTGACCAGCGGCACCGTGTCCCGGTGCCGGTGCTCGATGTTGACCCCGGCGTGCTTCAGGTCGGCCAGCAGCTGCTCGCGCTCCTTCATCTCCGCGTACTGCGCGGGCGTGACCAGGGTCCGCGCCCAGCCGATGTTCTGCTTGGCCGCGCCGGTGACACGGTCGAACTTGGTGTCGTCCTCGTAGGCGGCGCCCTTCCTGGTGACGTACACGTACACGAGACCGATCCGGGAGACGACGACCTCCTCGGCACTCGCGTTGCGGTCCTCCGACACGAGGACGAGCGGCTCGCCCTTCTGCAGAGCAGGCAGAGCCATGTCACACCTCCATGACGAGGATGCCGTCGCCGGTCTCGCCGGACGGCCGGGTGCGGAACCCGGCCCGGTCCAGGGCAAAGACGGCGGTGGCGCGGAGCCCGGCGCGCTCGTACTGGCGGGCCGAGTCGGGGATGCCGTCGCGGCCGACGATGGAGACGACTGCCAGACCGATGCGGTCGGGGCGCTCCTCGGGGTCGGCGGTCTCGGTGATGAGGTACCCGGGCGCCCGGACGTGGGCAGGGCCGCCGGGCTCGTCCTCGTGGATGTCCACGGCGGGGACGTGGGCCTCGTCGAGGACGCGGGTGATGCGGTCACGAAGGTGCACGGCCATGATCAGACCTCCTTGGAAGACGGGCGGGCGGTGAAGCGCAGGACGAAGGCGATCGCGCCGACGGCGAAGAGGGAGGCACCGGTGTTCTTCTGGTTCTCGCCCTTCTCCTTGAGGATCTTGGCGTCGTCGTAGTCCTTCTTCTCGGTGCTCTCGTAGTTGAGCACCTCGCCCCACACGGCGGAGGAGTGGATGTCCATCCGGTTGTCGCCGGTGACGGAGTTCTCGTCGCCGACGAGCCAGAAGGTGCCGCCCGCGATGATGAGGGCGAGGCCGCCGAGCGTGAAGAAGAGTCTGCGCTGGCTGGTGGGCATGGTGGTGTTCTCCTAGGCGGGAAGGAACGGCCGCGCCCCATTGTGTCGGGCGCGGCCGTCGGGGCGGTGCGGGATCGGACTACTCGCAGGCGACGCCGTCGCCGTCGCGGTCGAGGTGGGAGTCGTAGCCGGGGTCACCGGAGTACAGCGGGGCGGCTCCGGCGGCGCGGGCCTCGGAGCAGTTGCTGTAGTAGGTGCTGTCGCCCCCGCTCGTGCCGCCGCTGCTGTCGTCGTAGCTGTAGCCGCTGTCGGCGGTCTCGGTCTCGGTGACGGTGACGGTCGGCGCGGGCTTCGGCTTGGCGGTCTTGGTGACCGTGACCTTCGGCGCCGGGGTCTCGGTGACGGTCGTGGTCACCGTGGCGGTCGCGGTGACGTGGACGGCGGGCTTGGCGGCCACCGGCTCCGTCTTGTCGCCGGAGCTGCCGATGGCCGAACCGATACCGAGGAGCAGGACGGCACCGGCCCACACGCGCTTGCGCTTGTACAGCGGGCGGGCGTCGGCGGGACGCGGGGCGGGCGGAGTGGTGTACGGGCTGGTCATGATCCCCCCTGGGATGCGTTGTGGTGGTGGACGGTGGTTCAGCAGGACTCTTCGAGCTTCACCGAGTAGAGCGTGACGGTGATCTCCGTGGAGTGGCTGCCGGGGGCGGGCTCCTGCTTGCAGACCTTCCAGTTGCGGTCCCACAGCAGCATCCGCTCGGCGCCGGAGGCGTCCTTCTCGCGCAGGTTGAAGAACCCGGCGGCCTGGGCGGCGTCCTGGGCGGCCTGGTGGTTCATGCCGACCAGGTCCGGCAGGTCGCCGTTGTCGGCGGGCGGCGCAGCTGCCTCGGCCGACTTGGACGCCTTCTCGATGGCGTTCTTGAGGTCGTCCTGGCCCTTCTTGTTGTCCTTCTGCAGCTGCTTGAGGGCGTCGTCGGCCGACGTGGCCGACGGGGTCGCGGTGACCGTCTTCGTCGGCGCCGGAGCCGGAGCGCTGGCGGTGTCCTTGGCCTTGTCGTTGCCGCCCGCGATGGAGCCGATGACGAACAGGCCGACGAAGGCACCGGCCCAGGTGCGCTTCATCTTGTACCAGGGGCGCGAGGTCTTGGCGGGCTGCTGCGGAATGTTCGGGTCGTACATGATCCCCCCTAGGGATACGTGAGTTGACAGTGTGGTGGGTGGTCTACGGGGCCAGCCACGAAGTGGCGGAACGGCTGGCGTTGTCCATCACCTTGTGCTGCACCCGGCGGGCGTCCTCGCGGGCCCGCTCCAGAGCGGCGGCCGTGTCGAGGCCGCTCGGGGAGCAGCTCGGGGTGGTGGTGATGGAGACGACATGAGGCTGCATCGGGACCGGCTGGGCGCCGGTGTCCTGGAACTCTGCCGCGCAGATGATCGTGCCGAACACGGCGACCAGGACGGCGGCGTACTTGACGGTGTCACGGCGGCGCATCAGGTCTCCCTCAGAACGGGGGCGGGCAGTGCTCGCGGACGGGCCTGTGGTCGACGTCGCACCAGGGCTCGTGACCGGCGCGGCCGGTCGGCATGACCTTCAACGGCTCCGGCTCGCTGACCGGCACGGGCAGGTCCTTGGTGAGACGGACGGTGGGCTCCTCCCACCGCTCGTCCATGTAGGGGTCGTAGGCGTCGCTGCCCCAGTCCGGCTCGACCGGCCCCGCGTACAGCGGCAGCTGACCGGTGCGCTCCAGGAAGGCGAACTCGCTGGAGAAGCACTCCGGCACGCCCAGCTCGACGGCCTCTTCGATGGTGATCGGCTGCATCACTGGGACTCCCTGGCGATCGTCAGGTGGAGGTGCTCGGCGAGGGCTCCGGCGGCGACGTGCGCGGTGCTCCAGGTGCGGCCGGTCCAGGCCCGCTCGCAGCTCTCGGCGTAGTCGGCCAGGGGCTGCAGGAGATCCACGGGCCAGGCGACGCGCACGCAGTTCCCGGCCGCCGGGCGGCACTCGGAGGCGACGCCGAGCCGGGCGTTCAGCTCCTCCGGCGCGTCGGGCTCGTCCGAGAGGGCACTGGCGTCCAGGAAAGCGCGGGGGATGAGGAGTTCGGTGATGCAGGGCCGGTTGGCGGCGACCCATTCTCTGCGGCCGTCGTCGCTCACCGCTCGGCCCTCGGGGTCACCCAGGCGCGGCCGACGATGGCGAGGACGGCGGCGGCGACCGCGTACAGGCCGGTGACGTTGGAGCACAGGGCCTGGCCCTGCGGGGTGGAGCCGTAGTGGTAGTGCAGCCACAGCCAGAGGGCGGGCGTGAGGGCGGACGGTGCTATCGGCGCGAACGCCAGGATGGGACGCATGGCGGGGTGTTCTCCTCGTGGCGGGTCGAGGGGGGTGGTGGTGGTTGGTTGCGGGTACCCAGCTGGCGGGCGAGAGCACCTGACAACGGCTCCACTCTAATGCATCAACAGTTGCGCGTCTAGGGGTGGGTCAGTCTTCCGTGAGGGCCTCCATCACCGACCAGGCCCTGCCGCCGACCTTCTCTCGGACCAGGTGAAACCCCTTGGCGCCCAGGCCGCCCTCGTCCAGCAGCCACGCCGTGCTGTGCGCGGTCAGCTGCTGGAACGTCATCACCTGCCGGTGAGCAAGGGAGTTGGTGACCCGGTGGCCCATGTAGGTGTGCCCCATCAGGTCGTACAGCTCCCCGCCATGGCACCGGTCGCAGTTGCTGCGGTCCGGCTCGGCGGGCTCCTCGGAGCCGAGGAGAACGGACGTCCGGATGCGCTCCAACAGCCCCAGGTACGGGCCGGGCTGCTCGGCGGCGGTGATCAGCTTGGAGACGAGGTGGTCGGCCTGCGGGTGCCCGCTCTGCAGGAGGATGGTCATCAGGTCCTCGGCCTCCCGCAGGCTGTAGGTGGGCCGGGTCGGCTTGACCGCCTGGATGATCTTCGGCTCGCTCACGGCGTCTCCTTGAGCAGTTCCATGATGAGGGCGGTCGTCCGCAGGCGGCCGTGAGTGTAC